GTATTTACGTCAACGACCCCGTCGATCCTTACATCATCTTTGTTTTTATCAATTCCCCATTTACCAAGAAGCCATTGTTCGCTGCCAAAAAACAACACACCATCAGCTTCAAAACAAACAAACTGGGCATCACTAGCAAGTTGCTTTAGTACGTCCCAAGTTGATTCTCTTTCCCCGAATTCGTTGGCTGATGATTTTATCTGTCTGGTTTTTGTTGTTTCTTGACCTATAAAATCCAAATCAAAAGCAATTGCCACCTGTCTTGCCCATGCCGTTCCGTTTGTTCCACTAAAACGTGCTGGGTTTTTGTCTCTTTTCATTCTCTGAATAGCTTCAGATCTGCATTCAAGCGTTACTTTTGGTGAAGAACTTTCGCCAGGGGCGTACTCAACAGAAGCTATTTCATACCTGTACCACTGATCTAATTTTTGATTGTAGTGCAAAATCAATCTTCTTAAACCTAGGTAATTATTTGGCCCTTCAAGGAGAAAGTAATTATTATTCAACATTTTCATGTCTGGATCAATAAGGGAAATTGTCATTTGTGCTGCCCCATCAAGGGTCCAACTCATTTGAACAGATGTTATGTTTTCAGTAACTTCAGAAGATATCTGAAAATCTGCGGCATTTTTTATTTGATATGTTTGTAATGCTTTTGTAGTTGGGTTCTTTACGCCTTTGTCCCAAACGCCCGTGGCCGACTTGAGGGGGCAAGCAACGCCAAGCGCTTTTAACGCTTTGATCAACGCGGTTTGCAAAGCTTTTACTGCAGCTCCGCTATCTCCTTTTTTGCATAATTTAGAAATACCAAGTTTTGCTGCAGTTGTCTCATCAAGTACACCATCTATTCTTGTTGCCCATCCAACAAAAACTATATTAAATGGAAATCCGGTAATTTTTGTATCTATAGCACCTAGTGGGTCCGTGATACTTAGCACCTTTTGCGGGTCTGGTATCTGTGTTGTCATAATTAATTTTCTCGCATTAATTGTGCTTTGGTTTTGGCTCCAAACTTGGTATCTTTTTGTCCATCGCTTCCAACGACATAAAAAGAATCTGGGGTACTAGCATCGGTCCTCCACAATAGACCAAAATTGGGATCTGGGTTTGTTGTTATACGCGGAGGCACATATGTGTACGTAAATTTTGGTATAAATACAGACTGCAGGAAAGATGGGTTGTCTTGTCTGCAAGTTAGATTGACAGTTGCCCTTGTTGGTAAAAGCGTTCCACCAGCAGTTTGGTCCGAAGTCATTCTTGATTGTATGGCAAAATCAATGTTTGTTATTCTCCAGTAAGGGAGACCTCTAACCCCTGGCTGACCAAACATCAAATCAAGAATGTGTGGAAAATTGTAAAACACAACAGGTGATCTTTTATGAGGACCATCATTTGGCGGATTGGCAATCGCTCTCAATATTTGCAAGTCTGTCTCAATTGAAGACATGTCGTTGTTTCCAACAACAAAAGACATCGATATTTCGACAAGGCTCTCGGATCCAAAATCCGTAAGTGGAGCGTTTCCTGGTCTGGCAATTTCTGCGTATTGTGGAGCTATGTTTCCAACTTGAAATTCGCTTGGAGGGTACTTAAGTGCATACATAGGTGGGTCAAGACGGCTCTCAGTGTTACTAAAGTCGCCAGTACCGTCTGTCGCAAGACGTATCTGATAAACGCCAGTCATGTCATGACCTCTCGTTCATTGAACGCTGAGAGCGCTTGATCTTTTCCATAACTGCATTTGCAATCGCCTCTGGGTCTTGATTTGCTCCATTAACTGTTATGTTGTAAGAGTTTGCAACTGAACCACTTCCAGAAGAACTAACACCAACCACTGACGGCATTGGACTATCACCAGTTCCTGGGACTACGTGTAAATGACGATCAGCTTGTCCACCATGGAACTCTGCAAATCCGCCGCCATTTCTTACAGCCACGCCGTATGCACCTAGGTTTTGTCCAACCAGGTCGTACGCTCTTCCAGTTTTGTGATCTGAATTCAACGAACCAAGATTAAAATTACGTAGAGATGAAGTTACTGATCGCTTTCCTGTGATGCCAGAATCAATTTGTCTGTGGCGATCAAGCGTCTGTTGAACTCTTGAAGTAGGAGTGTCATGCTGTAAACCCTTTGGTGTTGAAGTGTCGCCACTATACCAGTCTGGTTTTGTGGACCACCAGGTTGGTGTGTCTTTAAACCAGTTTGGCGCAGAACCAGTAGACATTGATTTAGCAATATTTGACCATTGATCGGTCAAGCCCTGAAGCACTGCGGATTCAGATTCGCTCATCAAGTCGATCGCTGTCTGAGTTGATTTCTCTCCAGCCGTAGTGCTTGCCGTGAGGTCTCCTGATGTTAGGTTTAGTACTCCGGCCTGCGGTCCCAAAAGGGCGTTTACGTTTGCAATGATTTGTTTATTAATTTCAGCTTTTGCCTGCTTTGCTTCATCGCCTGTTCCGCCAGCTTTATTCATTAACTCCTGACTTATACTAAAACCACCATTTTCTTTCATCGTTGTCATTTTGCTGTAAGCGTCAAAAAGTTGGTTAGCACTTAGTTTATTGGTTAATGTGTCAAGTACGCTTTGTGGGAGAACCATCCCACCCTCGGTTGCCATGCCCTGTATTTGATCGTAAACACTAAATGCTGTTTTTGACCTAAGACCAGTTGTCGGATCGTTCATGACTTTATTTATAAGGGCATCAGCGCCACCCTCAAAACCACCAGCGTTTGAAAATGAGTCAAATGCTCCATAAAGCGGGCTGGTCTTGTCAGCAAAAACTCTTGAGTTTTTATTTAATTTTCCATTTGGACCAAGCCCAATTGTGTCCATAAACAGTTTCATCGCGGCCGCAGGGTCATTTGGATTCACGGTTTGAGCATTGGTCATGGTGTCTTGCATGAATTTTGTAACATCACTAGTTTCTAATCCACCAGCGCGAGCTTTTTCACCAAAACCCTTGGCTATTTCGTTCATTACCAACGGAGCATTTTGCGTCTTGACGAATTCGTCAAGAGCGGAAACAGAATCAATCATTGCATTTGATAATTCCGTCTTAAGGGTTTGTGCGGTTTTTGCAATAAAAAATCCAAGCTGCTTTAAGGCGTCAATCGATTTTAGGGTTGGGTCCAAAAGATTAATACCCATTGAGTCTGCCATCTTCTCAATTTCGGCTGCAGATTTTCCAGTTAGTTCCGCCATTCTTTTGATTTTTGGATCATAAGAATCTTTCATGATCTTTCCAATTTTTACGTATGCGGCGGCTTGTTTTTCTAGTTCCTTGGTAAATGCAGTTGAGTGTTTCTTTGCTTCTTTGCCCTGTTTTGCAGTAAGCGTTCCGTTTGAAACTAGGTCATCAATCATTCCGCCACGGACTTGGTCTGTGCTAGTTTTACCACCAGCATCGCCAAATTTTTTGGCCATGTTTATTACTTGGTTGAAATTGCGATTTACATAGTCAGCTCTTGTTGTTCCACCCTTGCCTGTAGTGGAATATTTAGTGAATGCCTCGTATGAAGCTTTTTGCTCAAATCCTTGAGTTATTGCTTGAGCAACTCCCTTTGCTGCTTTGCGTTCTAACTTTCCTCTGTTAATTGTTCCTGCCGCAAATCCAACAACTGCACCAATAGCGGCACCGACTGCCGTTCCTATTCCTGGGACCATTGATCCGATTGCGGCACCAGCTATTGCTCCGGCGGCAGCACCACCTTTGGCTGTCTTTGCTTTCAACGCAGAGATACCAAAGCCAACACCGATAGCAGCCATTGGACCAAACATTGGAGCAAGAGAAGCACCAAGAGCCATTCCACCTTGATCACCTACACCCTTTGAGGCAAGGTAGCTCATACCGATGGAGGTGGCCATGTTTACGCCTTGGCTTTGTCCGCCAAGCGCACGACCAGTTCTTGACTTGTACTGTCCATTGGCATCTTTGGCACCAAGTAGGCCTGGACCACCAGGACCAAGTTTTCCGGTGATAGAACCAGAAGAGAAGCGCTTGAAATTCAAGCCAGCCATTCTTCCTCTAAATCCAGCACCTGTTCTTGCTCCGCCACTGGTTTGAGATGCTTGTTGAAGTTCGCTTAGTTGTTTTCCTTGTCCAATTCCAAATATTCCACCGCTAGCTCTTCTTTCGGCTATTGATGCTTTGAAGTTGGTGTACTTTGCTCGTAAAAATTGACCGTTTGACTGATAGTTTGCCGCGTCAGATCTAAGACCCGCACCTTGCGCTCTAAATTCGTCCCTACGACGAGTTAGTTGTTCAAGTTTTCCCTCTACCGTTCTTCCACCAGCAGTTCCAGTTGAATATCCCTGCTCTGCGTTTTTTGCTCTATCACTTCTTGAAGCCAGGTCCGATCTGTAATATTGTCTCCCGGTTGCTGCAGAAGTTCTTCTTTCTGTATCACCGGCCTTTTGCCCACCAGTTGTTACTCCTCCAGCCGTACGACCTGCATACTTTTTGAGCATCTTGTCTGATTCGCCACCAACTACTGCTGATTTGTGTAAAGTTCGATCGGCTTTTGCTTGAAGTCTTGCTGCCTCAACGTGATCCCCTGATGCCGCTGCTGCTCTTGCTTGAGCTTCGTAGTTCAAACCTCTTGCTTCAAGATTTTGGGATTTGGCCAGAAGTCTTTGACCATGCTCGGTCGCTTTTTGTTCTACTCTTGCTTCTCTGTTTCCTTGCATTTTCCTCTGGAACGGAGTAAGACCAGTATTGCCACCTGCTGCTGCAGATGCAGCTCTTGCTTCTTTTCTTTGCTGCAATGTTTCAGCACGTTTTTGATCTGAATCAAGTTTTGACTTTTCGGCTTCTGCTGCTTGGAGTGCAGTTATCTGTCCTCTTGAGGCAACAGTTTCCAGTGATGCAAGTTGTCTGTTTTCCATATGCGTTCTAGTACCTCCTAGTCCGCGCAATCTTCTAAGTTCTTCCTCCATTTCCGTGCCTGTTTTTAAGTTGGTTACACCGGCAGTTTTTATTTGTGAAAAAATTTCTTTTGGGGCCTGATTTATGGTGTCAATGTGATCCGCTAATCCTGCCGCCCCAGCCACACCGCCATAGCCCATCCCAACCATTCTTCGTTGCACCTGACCCTGAACCGTTCCGACGCCATGCAATCTTGTTTCTTCGTTGTATGTGAGTTGCTCCGGTGTCATCAGAGAAGGGCTAATCATCCCAACTCTTCCACGCAATGAACTTTGGTCGTAAAACTCTCTACCTCCACGTGATCTTTGACCAGTGAGGAATGACATTGAAAGTTGACCACTACCAGCTCCTGCACCGCCTCCTGCACCGCCAGCACCTGGCGCACCTGGGACCATTGCGCCGCCTGGTCCTGAAGTTGGGACCATTGCAGTGTGGCCAGTTGCCATTGCCATTTGTCTTGCGTACCTATTTGTCATGTAAGCATCATTTGGATTGTTTCCCTGACCAGGAAGACCCATCTGCCTATTCCACATTCGACCCATGAACCCGCTGTTTGAAGCGCCCTTGGTGTATGAGTCCTTGTTACCCAAGAATGACTTTCCTTTGAACATCATGCCCAGCATCATTGCACTTCCGATGCTTCCAAGGATATTTGTTCCGCCGCCTTTTCCGCCACCAAGACCGCCAAGGTTGCCTAGCGCTCCAAACACCTTGGATATCATTCCAACAAGTGATGCAAGCGAGTTGATTATTGGTGTCAGAACTGGCAATAATCTGAAAAATGCTTTTTGAATTTCACCGCTGAGCTTGTTTAGATTCTGCAATAGCTTGCCGGTCGCATCTGCAAAATCATGCAATTCGAGTTTATTGTCCTTGATTAGGTCGCTAACTCTTTTTACGTTTCCACCAATAAGCGGACCAAAGATCTTGCCAAACATGTCTGTAAGAACACGAGCGCTTTCGCGATAAGGTCTTAGCGTGTTTGGAAGTGTTTCTTTGAAAAACGTTGTTATGTAGCGGAATGGTTTTTGAAACTTTTCAAACCAACCGCTTGCTTGTGGTAAGTATTTCTGTGTGAGACTAACCATTAGGTCAGCTAATTTTTGAACCACTCTTACGATAAAAGGTATGCTCTTGTTGGCACCAAATTGCTGGAAGCTAACTGATATTTTTGCAAATGCGTTTTTAAGAATTGAAAATATTTGTTTCAAGGCATCTTTTGCTGGGGCAAGAAGTGGTTGACCAAAGTCTGCAAATAACGACTTTGCTTGACCCATATAGCTCTTAAGTTGTCCGATCAAAGTTCCGTTCATGGTTTCGAGCATGTCCTGAACGCCAGCCATCTTGGCAAGCTTTCCAGTCATCACGGCTTCACGAATTGATTTAACCGATCCGAGGTTTACCTTGTCTGCTTTTTTAGCTTTAGCATTTGCAAGCTGAATCTTCTTGTACATATCATCACCCATAGTTGCCTTCATGGCTTTTTGGATTTGAAATATAGATGCTTTTTTCTTCTCAAGCAGACCAACAAAATCTCCTGCGGCTTGCATGGCTTTTTCTGGGTTTCCACTAGCAAGAGCAAAGTTCGCCATCTGCTTCAATGCGGCTTGAGAGGCACCAGTGAACTCTGAGTGCTTTGATGCAGCCTGAAATGCAGACGTAAGGGCCTTGGTGCCAAGTACGGCAAGTTTTGCGTCTCTTTCAAGGTTTGATAAAGCTGCTCTTGCTTGGTTTATTGCCGGACCAAATTGCTTTTGTGAAGAATATTGAAACGATGACATTGCTGCGGTGTTTTCTCTCATCGCTGCGGCAAATAGACCAGCTCCTGCCACGGCCGTAGCAAATGCTCCAGCTAGTCCTGCCATTGCAAATTGATAGAACTTTGCAGCACCCTGGCCGATTCTAAATAAGCCGTTTACCGTAGAAATTGCAGCTGCAAAAACTCCAAGTTGAACTCCAGCGTTCATTGTTGCAACTTTAAAAGTACCGCCAAGTAACTTTGATGCTGTTGTAATTGATTTTTCAAAAGCAGTTAATGATCTTTTGGTGAAATCAATGTTCTTTGCTGTCTTGCCAAATAGCTTTCCGGAACGATCAGCATCGCTTCCGAGGGTACGCAACAAGGCCTGGGTTCTTGCGATTGCCCCAGTGTCAGATTTGACATTTAGCCTAATTGTTACGTTGTTTTCAGCTGGCATCTATACGCCCCACCATTCAAGAAAACAAACTATTTTTTGTTTGCTTCTGCAGCCTGTTTTGCGCGATCTTGCTCAATAACTTTAGCACAAGCAAACCGTATCAGCCATTCGTCTTCGGGTACGTGAAGTATCACCAAAGGGTCTGTTCCGAATAGTTCTCCTAGCCTTGCCGCTGTTTGTATGCGGCTGTCCTCGACGAGATCGTCTAGGACGTCTTGGTAGGGTCCGTTGTATCGACAGTATCAGAATACCCGGCGGCCTCCAACACTGCAAGGGCAGCGGCTTCTACGTGTGGATCAATCCCAAAAAACGCACGAACGGCGTCTGGTACAGCTCTAGTGGTTTGTGTCATCTTGTGGATGTCAGGAGAGGTGAAGTTCAGCGAGTAGCCATCTTCGTCAAATGCTTCAACATTGTTAATGAAAACACCGTTGGTTGTAGCGGAGATTACCGTGCAAGCAAACTTGGTTGGGTCAACGCCATTCTTTGAGTCTTCGCCGCAGTTTTTACGCCACTGACGAATCTGATGCTGTGTAATGTTTGGGCTGACCCGAACTGTTACACCTGGACGCTCTGGAACCTCAATGAATACATGCGGTCTCTCAATCTTCTTTGAGATAACAGCTTTTAGCTCATCAAGGACCGAAGGTGGTCGTTCAGCGCGTGTCTTTGCTGTTGTATTGGCTTCTGGCTGTTGAAAGCCAGATTGAACCTCTACTGCGGACTCTTCTTCATTTCCATCTGTGAAATTGATTTTAGTTGCCATGCAGCGAACACTAGCATCAAGCTAGTTCTAGTACGTGAACTATCTAACTTTTATTATTTAGATAATTATTTACGCAGTATTAGTTGTTTTTTGGCGAAACGCTGCTGACGCTGAATGTCAAAGCAAACGTTGCTGGTGCACCTGAAGACGAGTCGCCTTCTGGATCAGTCAATCCAACTAGCAAGCAATTTGGATACATGCGTTGGGTGTTCTGAATAACACCGAAGTCAGTGTCAGTCGAGAAGATTGTTACGTCGTAACGGGCACGACCTACAACTTGGCGAGCTTCCATCAAGAAGCCTGCAACGTCGTTCAGGTCGGTATCGTAGTGAGCTGTAACGGTGATGTCACCAATTTCTGCTGGAGCAGGGAGAACTTCAGGGAAGAGTCTTCCGCCAAGGTAGATCTTTTCTACCGAAGCAGTTACTTCGCCACCTGATACCTGAGCAAAATACGGAGCAAAGATTGGACCAACAGGAGCCGAGTCGGTCCGTGGGTTGATCTTTGCGAGTATTTGCCTTTGTGCTGCTTTTGCCATGACTTAATCTCCTTCGATTACGAGAGTGAACCGCTGATGTTCGACTTCAAAATGTCGACTTGAATCAATTCGCCGATTGTAGAAACTCTCAAGCCAACACGTGCCTTGATTGTTCCTTCTGCGAGTTGTGCTGATGGATTTAGTCCATTGTCGCACTTAACCGTGTATCCGTAGTCAACGCGCTTTCCTGTTGAGTCAAACGCTTCGTACAAACCACCGGCAAGTCTGATTGGTTCGATGATGGCAGTGAGGCGCGATGCAATTTCTGCAAAAATCGCGTTTCTACCGTCAAGTACGCCGAACACAAGATCCTCAAGGGTTGACTTGCAAGCAACAGTGATGTAGTTGATTGCGTCACGAGCCGTGATGAACTTGAAGTCTGCCGATTCCGAAGAAACCGAACGAGCACCGTAGATTCTGATTGAACCTTGGATCACACGGATTGCGTTGACGTTTGCAGCATTGAGCGTATCGCCGTCTGTTCTGCCAACTTCGGTGACCAAACCTGTAACGTAATTAGCAACAGAAACAAGACCAGCAGAAGGAGCCCATGCACCAGTCTGTGTGTGGACCTTGCTTCTCTTTGCTGCAACGTATGCGTCTGGTGGAATTGATCTTGTTCCGCCGTTTGTAACGCCGTCTGGAATCTTTACCCATGGGTAATACAGTGCGCCGTACTCAGCGTAATCCAGCAACGATGCTGCTTCAGAGTCTGCAATCGCTCCGTTGACAGTCTGTGCTGCAGTCGAGTGCAGCAAGGCGATTCTGTTATTTACGTAGCCGTGGTTCAAAAGAACTTCATGTGCAGCAGATGTTCCGAGTTCAACAAGTGCAACAGCTCCAGCACCGAGGCTGTCAATGAAAAGATTCAAAGCTGCTTCATGCTGGGTAATTGTTATTGCACCTGCACCGGATGCTCCACCATCAAAAGCACTAGCCGAAGCTGTGGTTGGCAAAACTGTCGATGCTCCAGCTGATGCTGAGACATACAACGAAGCAACTGGGCTTGCGTTTAGGGCAGCTACCAAGTCTGCAACATTGTCGTAAGCTGCGCTCTGGTAAATTGCCGTTGTGCTAGTTGGGTAGTAAAGACTTACTACCGAACTTCCACTGGATGTTGTTACCGAAGCGTAAAGATCATCCGACCAAGCACCAGGGCCCTTAGCGGTCAAATCAATTGACGTGCCGAATGAAAGTTCGCCAGATACTGCATCTGGACCAACAACTCTTGCGACGTAGGCTCTTGCGCCACCCTCTTCAAAGAATGTTGCGATTGAGTCGTAGAGATTTGATCCCGCGACTCTTCCGCCGAATACTTCCTCAAACTCCGATATGGAGGTGATTGAGACGTATTCGTCAGCAGGTCCGCGCTCTGCGAAACCAGCTACGAAAAATGATGCTGCAGGTGCAACTTGTGCACCTACTGGACCGGTTCTTACTGAAGTTGAAACTATTACACCTGGCATGTTGCCACCCTCCGTGCTTTATCGGCTGTTGGGGTTTGATTTACTTCTCCGATTGTACAGAAGTAAATGCCACTCCGACAGCAACTATTACTCGGGAACAATTAATTCCGTAGAATAATCTACATCTATGGAATTAACCGTGCCGATTGGTTGTCTTGTTACTGTTTCAGTCATCGCCAAATCGTAAGAAAGATACGCTCCGGCAAGTAATCTGTCACCCTTTATTAGAGTTAAATCTGAGAATTCTTCAGTAAGTGTTGATTCGTCCATAACTGCCTGAAAAGTCTTCTCTGGGTCTATGGATCTGAGGGATGGATAGTCAAGAAGCGACGACCTAAGAACCGTTGTCAAGTTATCTCGCATAAATGTAACTTCTTCAGATCCCTGAGCACGCACCCAGACGTAAGTCCTCATGCCGTAGTTGACTCTGTAGGTAGGGTCGTTGCTTGGCGTGAATGATTCCCTGCTAAATGATTTGGTCGAAATTGCAACAGTAATGATCATTGGCCACGTATCCATTGCCATTGGCTCGTAAGTTGCAAATTTTGCAATATCAGGAAGCCTGTCGTCGTCAAGACCCCATTCGTTCCTGTAGGTAATGAGTCTTCTTGGCATGTCTAAGCTCAAAAAATCGTTCATGTAATTTTTTGCTTTTGCAGGGCCAAACATTATCGTCATGTCAAAAACCTATCATCCAGGAACAATTCCATCGACAACGTATCTAGAAAGATCCTGAGCAACCGCTTCAGCAAAAAGTGGTGGTTCAAAAACAAGCTTTCTTTTTGCCATTTTTGTTGTTCCATATTGATGGAACTTTGCAAACTCTACGTTGGTTCCAAACTCTGCTTCGCTATCGCCAATCCTAGATGCAGAGTTTCTCAAGTTTGTCAAACTACCAAGAAGGCTTCCATCTTGAACCATTATTGGTGCACCTGGGAAGTGGACCATTTTCCAAGATGCGTACTTTGCATCGAGTGGAGCCCAACCACCAGACGGAAGACCCGCCTGTGCAAAGTTGTCTGCGTAGGCGGTTTCTAACAAAAATCTTGCGTGGCTAAAAATTGCCCTTGGATGCTCGGCTCTTTGTTGAATTTTTTCAAGATTTAATATTGCTTGATTTAATTCTCTTTCATCAACATTCATTTCGACTCTATCGGCCATTACGCAATCCTTCTGCGTCTATACCTTTTTACAGCCATTAATTCTTTTTCCAAAAATCCAACCTCTAAAGGGGCAACATTTCTAGTATTCAAATCTTTAACACCAACCACGTCGTCGTGCATATTTTGCATTTCTCTGGTGGCTGCTCTGAGAATCATCAACTTAAACATTTTTATGTTTTCACCAGCAAGGCCAGCCGTATATGTGTAGGTAACAAGATCATTGGCGTAACCATAGTAAAGGTCGACCCCAAATTTTCTTACAACATAATCCTGTTCTTGAACCAGTTCGAACTCGTCCCCATACTGAGGTTTTACTGTTATCGAATCAACAGATATGACTGGAGAGTTTTTAAAATAAACAGTCTGTGGTGGTCTCATGAATGTAGACGAAGGTGTTTGAGAGTTCCATGTTTGAAATGAACTATTAAAACTTTGTCCTGCATCATTGTAGAAAAAAGAGTTCATTGGCATGCCAGTAAACGTCGACTCAAGACGGTATTCTTCGGTGAACTCATTCACTTGTATTGGCCTGCCAAGGTATGCTTCTAGTTCGCTCTGGAGTCCCTCTATTACCATCTGGGCGGCGTCGGACTGCTTATTGGAAAATGAAATATCCATATAAGTTTTTAGATCTGAAACTGTGACTAGCATTTTTCACCCCCCATGGGAGTTTTAATTAACTGCGACGGCGACGAAGAAGGTTTCTTGCTGCCTGACCTAAGCGGGATTCACGCAAAATCTGTCTTGCTGTCGCGCTTCCTGCCTGTCCGGTTCTTCTGCCGCCAATACCTTCGACTACTCGGTTCACCAATCGGCGAGCAGTTCCAGCACGGCCAACACGGCCCTCGGTCTCTTCTCCACCAATTTCAGGGAAGTTGTAACAAATCATGATTGATGCTCCAATGGCTTGACAATTACTAAAAATTCTACCATGTATTACATCTTTGACTTACTACCTGTCCGCGTTTGGTGGTCTCTCTATGCCCACAGCGGAACCAACAGGTCCAGCGTTGACGGATTCGGTAGACGCCTCAATTGGAACCCAAGCACGAGAATACCTATGTTCAGAAATATTTTTTGCTTTTAGGACTGTTCCGTCAAGCATTATGTCAAGTTCGTCGTATTTCATACACAGCATTTCGGCAAGTTCTTCTTGTTGATAAGCGCCAGAAGAAACAATATCCTTGACAATGTTAGATAGGTTTTTTGCAACAACCGAACCTCTACCCCTGTTAATTGATACATGAAGAATTCTGGCGTCTATTGAGTCGCATTCAACCCTAACCACCGGGATCATGTCACCAACAACTTCGCGGACATACTTGTTGTCCTTGGCAAGCATCCATCGTTGCACCCCATCAATTATCAAATTTTCAGAATTAACAACCAGGGGTGAAAGAATTCCATATTTACAGATCGAAGAAGATAGCACCACTAGGTCTGGTCGCAATATGTAGTTTGCGTGCCATGTTGGCTTCTTGAGATCGTCAACGCTAACAAGTTCAGTTTTCATAAAGTTCACTGCTTTCTATTATTTCTATTTCTTTCTTTCTAACAGAAAAAGCCTTGGTCTTTGGGCCAACAGGAGAAACAGCGCTTCCGTTGTCTATGTTGTTCAATAACAGATTTCGCATCAAGAGATTCATTGGATATGAATGTTTGTCAAGTATATGTTTTTTCCTAAACTCAGAAACGTAGGACTTGGCCCGTCGTTGTTTTGTGACACCAATAATGTAATCCTCAATCAACCACTTGGCTCCTTCGAAACCATGAACTGCATAGTTTGAAATAAGAGTCTCGAAATCAAAATCTTTACCTATGCGTCTCTGGGCGTCAATGTACGGAAAGCACTCAACCAGCCTGTCGTAGAACTCTGGCTCAGTTGCTACAACATCACCAATCCTACGAATTGCAACTGCGTGCAAAGGTATTCCAACTCGCGTGTTGCTTCCTGTTATTGCTGCCAAATCGTAGTATTCGCAATACTCGGCACCATGCTCTTCGGATAGGTACTTGAAGACGTCATTAGTTTCCCAGTCGTATATGATCTTTGCAAATTTTAAAGGTATTCCTTTTTTTACACCAAACGGAGTGACAATGTAGTTCTCGTGCAATTTCTGAACACAGGCCCTATATCTGACCATAGATTCATTTGCTCGCACCCCAGTTATGAAAGCAACGTTTCCCTTTTTCCCTTGCATTGTGTAGTAATCGATAGATTCGACCAATGGCTTAGCAGGGTCTAGTCCGAAATGTTCTGCTGTTATCGCCCATGGCGGCATCTCTCTAACAAGACGTCCTTCTAGTTCACGCTTCTTGCTCCACAGCAATGCCGACTGCCTCCTACCAAGAACCCATATCTCTGTTCCGTATGGAAGGCAATACCACTCCATGTCAACCCAATCGTAGTTGCGTACCTTTTCTATGTACTCAATGGTTTTTGGGGTGATCATTTCTTCGTCTCTGAATATGACTTTTACAGGACCAAGACCTCGTTCTTCGTGTATTTCTTTCGCCAGATAAAGAACTGCTGTTGAATCTTTCCCACCAGAAAACTGAATGCAAACAGTGTCAAATGTGTCGTAGACGTGACGTATCCGAGCACGCGCCGCTTCAACGCAACTTATATTCAAGAACATCCGCTGCCTAGTCATTGACTAAACCTCTGTATGTTGTTCGATGAAATCGATTAACTTTTCAGCAGTAGTTGAACCGTCTACCCCTGGATCACTCCTGAGCCACTTTATAAATGAGTACCATTTTGACTGCTGATCTGGACTATCAAAAACAATTGTGTATTGAACAACCGCTTGCGGCGCTGAAGCCCTCGCAGCAACAGTGCTGCCTTTTATCGCAACCTCGTTGTGATCCATACCATTTGGGGCAATAATTTCCATATCGCCATCTTCGTTTCTCTCTAGCATTGAACGGACTTCTTTGTCTCCTTCAACATTAGGCTGGACAATCACCGGAGCAAAATATTGTGAACCAGTCAAAACTTCCGTTTGACTTGCAATCGTTTCATTGATCGAAGCCATTTCAAATTCGTCCCACCCGAGATCATTCCAGAGTTCTGGGTAGATGTCGGACACTTCAACGAGAAGTTGGGACAGCATGTCATTGTCTGTCTTGCCGAGCTCCATTGTTCTATTGTCAGCAAGCGCATAAGCAATGGCTCGATCGTCATCTGCTTCCAGGAACACACAAGCAATCTTGTCCCACCCAAGTTGTCTGGCTGCTTGAAGCTGGTGGTTTCCGGCAATTACGGTTGCTGAACCATCCTCGTTCTTTTTGGCAACAATTGGTTTTACTTGACCGAATTCCTCGTATGAAGCGGCTATCGCTCTTACGTCACCTTTTCTCGGGTTGTTTTCAAGAAACGAAAGATCATCAATGTTGACAATCAAATTCTTTAATGATGGATGGATGTTTGTCATTTTAAACCTGCGCTCTAACGTTTGCGTTTAGTGTTCTGAGAGCATCAATACTAGTTCTAAGCGACAACAATTTTTCACGCTTCGCCTTCAGCAATCCTTCGGCCATCTTGGAATCGAAAATTGGATCGCCAAGTTTGTAGTCAGCCCAAGCCTCTCGCTCCTTGATTGAGCCTTTCGCGGAAAGATATTCTTTGGCCCAACTAGATTTCATGAAGGCATCTTTCTTGGCAAAATCTTCTGCAAGTTTTTCAAACGCTTCGGTTTCTGATTCAAGCAAATCAAGCAAGCGAAGTATTTCGTTCTCAATATCAACTTGACTTATAGGGCCATTCCTAGTCATTAAGTATCCCTTCCAAAGGCTTTACTGGATTCCACTCTATCTTTTCCAAGCTGGAAAGACTTACCTGCGGCCACTGGTGCTTGCCGCGCCCGTAATGCGAAAGAACCATTTCTTCAAGGATCCACGCATCACATTTATCATCCGACCCAGAACCCGACCAAACAATTCCGGTCTTTGCTGATATTGCTGAAATAACGTCGTTCTTAGAAGCATTACCTCTACCCGTTGCAAACTTTGCTCTGCATGTTGGAGGGATCTCAATGTAGGGTATGTTGTTTGCATAAAGCTGAGCCCTGACTACTCCACCTAGTTCCCCAATGGAGAACGCTTGAGAGTTTCTTGCTGCGAATGCGTAACCCTCTATGGCTACTAGTCCAACCTTTTCTTTGAGCGCCAAACTGACTATTGTCATGCTTATTTCGATCAGTCTTGCAGGGCCTTTTTCTTTTGATGCAATGACAAAGGTTTCCCCCTCCACCGATAACCCCGTTGAGGTGAGCGATAGGTCTAGCCCCATTACCTTTGATTTCATAGACAGACATTAGCCCATATAAAGCAAAAAGCCGCCAGCATCTAGCCGGCGGCATTGAGCGCAGTCACAAAGAGGAGCATCTAAGCGAAAGCACCGCCTTCGCCGTGGACGTTTAACCCACTAGACATGGATCACCTACCCCTCTTTGTTGAAAACATTAAGTTGTAAACAAAATCGTAACACTTTTTAAATAACAATATAAGTTAAAAATTGTTAAATATAAGTGCATAAAATGCAAAAGACGCAAAAGCCGAGTGAGCTTCCCCACCCGACTTTTGCGCCTATAACGGTCCTAAGGATTACAACTTTACACCCGTCAGCAATACAGGAAGTGTTAATAATAAACTTTTATAAATAAATTTTTGTAGTAAGATATTTGTCTACCCTAAGGAGCAAACATGTCCGGAATTATCCCACCATCGGTCGTCAACTACGACTGGACTGTCAGAATTGACGACCCCTCATACCTGAATGTGTCTTTCCCATTCCGTGTCAAGATTGAGTCAATCTGGTTTACCACTCAGCAGATTTACAACGGCACCTCAGGACTCTGGGAAATGGGTGACGGTGCAGTAGATATTGAGACAACCGAAAGACTGCTCCGCCTTGCAGCATTCAAAAGCAAGAACTCCAAGACACAGCACAACATTTATGACAACCCGTCAGACTGGCTGTTTGCCTTTGAAAATGTTCCGTGGGACGGCGACGTCAACGAAAACCTGAAGCCAACAATGTGGCTTGGAAACCCAGACGATGCCGCTGGAAGAGTTGGCGCATTTGGAACACAGCAGTACTGGGGCAACGGTTCACTTGACATCCGAAGCACAGCAGCAACACCTATTGATAAAGCCCGTGCACAAAACAATAGTTGGTATAACTTTAATCTATGGAATGAAAGGACATACCTCGCCGATGTTGCAGTTATGAACACCGACGAAATCCTCCAATTGTTTGTCTACAGTGACGGTGGCGACTGGTCTGGATACGAAGACGACGCAAAGGTCACAATCTCGGTTGCTTACACTGGCATGCACAATGAAGAAGCAATTTCTGCTTCAGCAAAGCCATGGGTTGAATGGTGGAACGACTAATATAGCCGGATGGCTTTTAAGCAACTCTGGTTCTGGAAACCAAAACAATTAACAGACAGATGGGCGGAAGTTCATGCTTTCTCTACGGAGGAGTTTGAGCGTCCGTCCATTGTTGTTTCCGAGAATAGACCGACCGATTCAGATGTAATCTGGTTTGGCTCCGTTGATGAAGATGAGAATCTTTTCATAAACTGGAGAGACCAAGATGTAATGGGAATTGCACCACCACTCTGGTATGTAGTGAAAGATGCACCACGACCACACCCAAATGGACCAGATATTCCAATGATGTTTATTTATGCTTTGTATGGTGACGACTTCCCATCAGGAACGATAGTCATGGAAACAGATTTAATCAAGAACAAATTTGTCGGTCATTCCGAGCGGGTTGGTTTCCTTCAGTGGTTCAAGCAGGATTCAAAAATACAACAGATTTTCGTAGAAGAAAAATGGCGTCGACAGAGAATAACGCTTGCCCTATTTGGAGTTGCTGATTTAGTAATAACGTCTGGCAACTACGGCCCGTTCCTAAATGGAGGCGAAGTTACGACAGGTGATGGCGAAACATTGCGAAATGCCTGGGATGGAAGCAATCGGGTGAACAAGAGAATTGGTTCTGTAGATAACTAACGCTCCCAGCCGTGTTTGGCTAGACCCAAATCAAATGCAAGTTGTGGATAGTTCCCAATCCTGGTGTGACAAGGCCTGCATACGGCAAGAACATTATCTTCATCCAATATCGACCCACCTTGAGATCTGCGAATCAACTCATGCACATCTTGACTTGGTAATTGAACAAAAATGGTTTTTTCGTCGTGTAGCGCAAACACCTTACAAGCCTGACAAGCCGGACGCTCGCTTAGTATTTTCTCAACAAAAAGACGGCGTTCTTTATATTTTTCTTCTGTTTTTTTGCTTCTGTTTTTAGGTTTTGTTTTCCGTTTTGGAGGAGCTCCACGCTTAAGCGGAGTTCTCTTTAAAGGTTTTTTCCTATTTTGCACAAAGCCATAATATCAATACTAAAGATTGTCAATGTTGATTGTGTCAAATTCCCACTTGCCATCTAGTGACATGTAAAGGGCTCTGTCAAGTGCTGTCTCTTCAAGATCAAACTCATCCATTAGTCGCCTATGTGTTGAGATGGATTTACGAAGAAATACCGCTTCTTCCCATCCGTCGTTTTGCTCTACGTCACCGCTTTCAATCATTGAAACAACATCGTCTAGCCGTCTAACAACATGAAATCTAAACCTGGATATTTTGTCCATCTTGTTTTTGTATGCAGACTTTGCTTGTGCCATCAAAACTTTTCCGTCACGACCTAAGGCGGAGTATCTCTCTTCATCTGCGGTATCATCTGCCGAAAGATCGTCTAGCTGTCTATCAAGATTTTCGATTAACGCAATCAGCGCTTCTTTCCAACGCTCAAGGTTTTCCGCTTCAAGCAAGACTTTTCTCTGTGTTGGAGAAAGCCTGTTCTTGACTTCTTCCGCTACCAGACGAACAAATTCATCATCGTTAATCATTATTTCACCCATGCTGGACATATCGTTTTATAACCGCACCAGTTGCACAACATGGTCGGATTCGGATCAAACCTGCCCGTTTTGCAAGCAAGGTCAATTTGAGTCTTTGTCTTTTTTATGCCAACAGACATTTCTTCAATGTCGTCGTGTTTTACCTTTTTGGAAAATCTAACTCCGTCTTTTAGATAGAGCAACTCAATAGTTGGTTCAGGTTTTACAATAAACCGATCCTGCATCTCATCAAGCAATAGACTGCTATAGATAATCAATTGAGTAAATTTGTCATCAACGTACTGTTTCTTTGGAGTTTTCCCGGTTTTGTAGTCACTAATAGTGATGTCGTTTCCATCAAACAAATACCTGTCTATGAAGCCCTTCATCTTGACGCCAGCAATAGAACCGTTTAGCTCGTGTTCAATTTCGGAAACCTCAACAATATTTGGGTCCTCAATTTTCCATAGATTCTCAACGCACCACCATGCTTGCCACCTGAAGGTTCTGAGTTTCTCTTCGTCGTAGATCAAGGTGGAGATTTTGTCTTTCCAACCCTCAACATCGTCATACCCATTCCAGGTTTTGGACATTAGATTCTTTGCAAGAACAAGGGTTCGTTCATTTTTTTCATGGGCATAGAAAAGCTCAAGAGTTTCGTGAACAAAATTTCCAAGCATTGTTTCTTGAGTTGGCTTGTCTGGAATAAAATCTATTTTGTTGTACTTAAATTTCAACTGACAATTCTGGAATGTCCCTATTGAGGACGGTGACAAGTATGGCGGTGGGGTTAGATCAGTTTCCAGTGACAACGTATTCTCCACCAAATGACAGTCTCACCGCTTCACCATGCAAAGACTTTAGATCCTCAAGACTCACATCACTAGGTGTTTTTGGTTTTGGGCTGTTATTGCTGTATGTGGACCAAAACGTAGTCAAGGCGTCGCGTTGTTCGACGCTTAGTTTTTTGCTAATTGCAACGAAGTCGACCCATACCTTTTCTGCTTCAGGGTCAACGTTTGCTGCTGCCTCTATGACTTGTTCAATTTCCATAGCATCCTCGCTTCTCGCTAAATACAATCCAACACCAAGAGTTTGAACCGCCTTCTTAAGGGCATCAGAAACAGCACCTTTGACCTCGTCACCAAGATCAAGTGGGTCTCCCTGCTTGTTCAATTTGATCTTCTGACCGCCTACGCCCTCGCGCGTGACAGTTACGCCATCAATATTTGCTTTGACTCTCACATGCGCAACAATCGATGTTCCAAGATGTTGCCAAGACCTCACAGTAAATGACCATTGCTCAACCCCAAGAACCTTGTTCATGCGGTTAATTACTTCGCTTACTGGAATGTAGGTAAGATTTGCCCCACCCTTGTTGAGGGAGCGCTCCATCTCCTGTGGAAATGGCTCTGTTAGCTGTTGATACATGTTCATTCTGCGTTTCCCTTTCGTACGATAATGCTGGTTTTTAAGTCACCGGTTTCGCAATAGTTATCCGCATTGATGCCAACTTTTGACAACTCGGTCGTACGCCAGTACGAAGGTTGCATATAGTCAAGAAGCTTTACCACCATGTCCTCTGGCGAAAGAACAATTTCTCCAGTATCCATATCAACAGACATTTCACTGATCTTTTGAGCAACAGCACGACCAAGGTCTTTGTGTTGCCAACCTTTTCTGTCGTAGGACATTTTCTTTTCTACGGTTGCGCCATCGCTTGCATTCAGCATGTTTTTTTCGCCCATTACATGACCAACGGTTTTTGAGACTCCGTCATAGACAAAACCAATATCCCGCTTGACAAGATTCATCTGCACAAGCAGATTGCACATCATTTCAAGATTTTCCTGATTATCCTCTAGTGAGGCAAATTCTGTTTGTATTTTTGCTTCTAGATCAAGTATTAATTTACGGAAATTGGACACTTCTTCAATGAGAGTCATGTAGTCGCCTTTAGTAATGGGTTAGTAATTACCTAGACGATGATAGCGACACGTTTTCTTTGTGGCAACCCCAATCCAGTTAAAAACGTGAATGCACCAACAGCAGAGTCAACTTGGTCGTCGTGATCGCATGCTTCAGGAAATGAAGCAAACTCATCAAGCCATTCACTGAGCCAAGGTCCACGCACAACACGAACATTCCCGTTGGCCACGGCAGCAGCAAATGGCCTAGCCCTCGTTACCTTATCCCCTGTAGCCCTCAATGCTGCAAAATCGTATCCAGGAATCACATATCTTGCATATTGATCCATTAAGGCTTTTCCAGACGATCCTGGCTCTTGCTCCATTCTTATGGGAACAGTGTGCCCATCCTCGTAGGCAGTTTGAGCAATCAACTGTTCTACCTTGTCGCCCTTAACCCTCGCCTTTTTCACATCCAAGACATAAGCAACGCCTTGGTCAAATAACATCAAAGTCCCAACTGTCCAGTCGGGATTTGGTGTCTTCTCCGATGGTTCCGTTGCTGCAAGGTCCCAAAATCTGCAGACCCTTGCCGATGATGTCATCTGAGGGATTTCATTTCCGTCCACGATCACCAATGAGGTTCTTTCAAAGAGGGAGCCCAGTGTCGTGCTCCACCAGTCGCCTTCTTCCAGTCGCCTACGCTCTACTGGGTCAAGAGCCTGAAGGGCTTGACGGTATGAAGCCGCATCAACTCCAGGGTTGTCGGCAAGTTTGGAAGGGACAAAGATTCTCCCCTTGTCGATACCTTCAACGATAAACCGTTGCCTAACCCAATTAGGGGCGGGGTTTGAGGCCGCCCTCATTCGTAGTGGAACTTGAGATAGCGGTCCAGTCGCAGGTCTTCTAAGACGGGAGAACAGGTATCTGTAGTCACTTTCTCGGATTTCGGTTACTTCGTCCATGCCTATAAATTGGAATTCTGAACCTTTATAACGGAGGTAGTCGCTTTGGTTGTTCAAGTAACCAAACGAAATTCTCGCACCAGAAGGGAATGTGGCAATAAAGCTGTTGTTATTCCAGTGGATGTCGTCGTTGGGCGCAATCCATGTCCTAAATCTGTCCATGAGTGCTCCAGGAAGAGATAGGTCAGCAAATGTTCTACGAAAAAGAATTGCTGAATATCCAGGGACATCGACATATTGCATCGCAGCCATAAGCAATGCCGAGGATTTTCCTCCTCCTGCCGCACCACCAAAAAGTGCTTCAATCCCATATGTTCTTAGGAAAACCTTTTGATTTATGGATGGTTGTTCTGGCACGAACGGAGGCATCTTCGGCTCAAGGTAGTCAAGAACTTTTTGCCAATCAGTCATAAATTGCTTTCAGATTTATTGCCCATCATTCAGATTAGAGCACAGTTATGCGCTACGTTAGTGCATATGCTTAATTTTGTTCGCAAGGCGCTTCGAATATTTAACCGTTCTACCTTCGCCAATTTGTTTATGTGTTCATTTATACTGTTTACAAGCATTGGTGCGGCTTTAATCTCCCCACCCCTAGGACTAATCGTGGCGGGTATAACGTGTGGCATATTCGGATTCTTGTTGGGCCAAGTTGAGTAACTATGGCATGGAATAAACCAGAAAATAAATCAATCTTTGGAAATCAAAGCGAAAAGGCTCTAGGTCCGGGCGCCCCAGTTGCAAACAATCCTGGATTTACCACCAGGGGATACAAGGACTCGTGGGATATCGAGCGTGCTTACAGAGAGGGAATGCAGCGCGTCACTTGGGTTTCAAGATGCGTAGACGCGATTGCCGGGAACCAAGCAAGACTCCCAATGATACTGAGAAAAGGAAACTCCAATCATGGAGAGATAATCGTTGGTTCAAAAGCTGACGAGTCAACGCTTCTTCAGGTCTTGAATACTAAGTCAAATATTGGTGAGAACTCTTTTATATTTAGATACAGACTGTCATCACAGCTCCTCATAAGCACCAGGGGTGTATTCATAGAAAAGGTGCGTTCTAGGAACGGTGAAATAATTGGGCTCAACCTTCTTCCACCACAATCAACTTCGCCAATTCCAGATCCAAAAACATTTGTTTCCGGATACGAGGTAATGCTTCCTCACGGTCAAAAAATAATAATGAAACCAGACGATGTTGTTTGGGTTCGCAAGCCACACCCTCTCGACCCATATCTGTCCATGACTCCGATGGAAGCTGCCGGCGTCGCCATTGAAATTGAGAACATGGCAAAGCTTTATAACAGAAACTTCTTAATGAATGACGGCAGACCTGGTGGTTTGCTTGTTTTGCGTGGAGAAATAGACGACGAAGACAAAGAGGAATTGCGCAGTAGATTTAGGGGCAATTTGAGCAGAAGCGGTTCTACTTCAGTTGTTTCTTCTGATGATGGTGTTGATTTTGTTGACACCGCATCCAACCCACGCGATGCTGCTTATATTCAAATGCGCCAGATAACAAAAGAAGAAATTCTTGCATCGTTTGGTGTTCCAGAGTCGGTAATCGGAAATGCTGCAGGCAGAACTTTCTCGAACGCAGCAGAAGAACATCGCGTTTTCTGGAACGAGACAATGCTTCCACATCTTGAGCCAATCGCTAGAGCATTTGATGAGCTAGATGAGAAAAACTATGTTGACTTTGATTTAAGTGAAGTTCCAATTCTTATTTTGTATAAGCAAGAACGAGAAAGATACGTTATGGATGAGTTCCAAAACGGTCTCATCAGCGCCAATGAATACAGAAAAGCAACTGGAAAAAAGACAGTAGAGAGCGATCTTGCTGACTCAATGTTGCAGAATCCAAACTTGACACCGATTGGCAATACTGAAAAACCAATGCCTTCACCACAAGCCCAAGTTCCTGGTGCTGGAGTACCTGGAATGCCTGGCGCTCCAGTTCCTCCTGGTGCAGAACAGGCCGGCGGAATGATGACTCCAGACGGTCAGCCGGCCAATCCACTTGATCCGACAACGATGGCTGGAGCACTTGCCGCAACGCAAGGTGGTGCCGCCCCAGAAACAGCAGCAGCTCCAGTTCCAGCGGGACAGGCATCTCTGTATGAATCTGAAATCCAGTACAAATCAGACCATAATCAGTTATTAGAAATTGATAGATGGACAGAAATTTTGAATAGAGCTCTTGAAAGAGTCTTCGACAGACAGCAGAGAGTAGTTCTTGAAAAAGCTGCTGGTGCAAAATCCAAGAAGCAACTATCAACTGGATCCCTGGATGTTGAGTCGATACTCAGCCCTGAAACATGGGCCAGGCAGATGGATGAAGATATTAGACCAGTGCTTTCAGCAATCATTCTTGATGCCGCAAAATCAGATGGTGTTGGTTCTAGGAAGATAAAATCTTTGCCACAAGAAGAGATCTTTGTTCACCTTGAATCACAAATGGAACGAATCAAGAAAATAAACGAAGAAACATCTGCCGAGATAAAACAAGCAGTTAGAGATGTGGTTCATATTCAAAACGAAGATGACAGAAGCACTGCATTTAGGGCTTATACCGTCAGCGCGTTTACCAATCTTCTTGCTAAAAAGAGATTTGAAATTGCAGAAGCAGAAACAGTTAGAGCCTGGAGATTTGGTTCTGCCCTTCGAAAGTAATTTACTTAAACTATTTCTGTAATTTAGTCGTTTAATTCATTTTGTTTCCTCAATACATACGTGAAGTGGTTTATCATTTCTATGTACAAGAGGAGATCTTCAAGTGACAAAAGACATTCAATACAAGTCCGGCAATGCTGGTCAAATAAACGTGGATCAGGCAGAAGGAATCGTTGAATGTTTCGTTGCTGGAATCGGCAACAAGGACTCAGTGGGTGACGTAGTTATCTCTGGAGCGTTCTCCAAAAGCCTTTTGCGCCGCAAGCCACGTGTTGTTTGGGGTCACAACTGGAATGAGCCAATCGGCAAAGTTCTTGAAATGTACGAAGTTCCAGCAAGCGATCCCCGTCTTCCTGGAAAAATGAAGGCTGCAGGAATTGGTGGTCTTTACGCAAGAGTTCAGTTCAATCTTCAATCAGAAAAAGGAAAAGAAGCGTTCGCAAACGTGGCTTTTTTTGGAGTAGAGCAAGAATGGTCAATTGGCTACAAAACACTTGATGCAGTTTATGATCAAAATCTAAAAGCAAACATCCTAAAAGAAGTTGAGCTTTACGAAGTAAGCCCTGTTCTGCACGGAGCCAATCAGCTAACAGGGACAATCTCTGTAAAGAGTGAAGAAAAAAACCACATCCCGATGATGGATCTTAGAAGAACCTCAATTGCGGCCGGAATACCATCTACTTACAACAATGGTGGAGATGCACAAGAAACAAATTTGTTTGCAGAAGGAGTAGCTTCTTCCGCAGAAAATTCAAGAAAACAGCAGCTCGTTGCAGAACTAATGAAGAGAACTGGATCCAGAGTCAGGATCATTAAAGCAACTGACAATATGGTGCTGTTTGAGAGAATGACAAGCGATGGCCAAGAGTCATATTTCAGAGTTGGCTATCACACCCCTGATGGCGGAAATACTTTTATGTTTTCCAAGCCGGAGCGCGTTATTAAACAAACAATGTATGTTCCAGAAACCGACATGGATCAGTCTGGTACCAAGGTTGGCGTAACGGAGCAGGCGTACTCTTCCGACGAAGAAGACGAAGAAGGCTACGACGATGGCCAAGAATCTGGGATGCTTGACGATGGGGCAGACGAAAAAGCAATTTGGGACAACATTGTTCGTTCGGCATTCAGAAGAGGAAAGCGACGCGGAAAGTCGGAAGATGTTGAACTTGAAACCCTAGATGCTCAACTTGATTACAACCTTGACTACAAGGCGGGTCGTGTTCTTAGTTCAAGAAACCTTGCAAAACTAAGATCAGCCGTTGAGTCCCTTCAGCAAGTTCTTTCCTCTGCGGATAAAGAAATTCAAGAAAAAACTGAAGAACATTTAATCCCAGTTGATACCAAGGACGCTTTTCGTGTCAAGCAAGCCATAGATCCAATTCTCGATTACTACAGAGTTGAAAACTACGTTGCAGAAGACGGAATAGTAATAACATCTGGCCTCCCTGAAGGTTTTACTGACGCAATCAACACAGCCTTTAAATCTTTAGGCGGATCCATCGGGGGCGGTGGCCCGGGAAAAGCTAGGCGTGCCGGTCGCGAACTCACCGGCAGATTTGATCCAGATGCGATAGACGCAGATGGTGACAAACTAGTTCAAGAGGGTACGGCGTTTGAACGTCCGGGTATACCTCGTAAACCAAAAATTGCATCTGGTGCTCAAGGCAGGCCAGGGATGGTGCTTCGCGACGACAAGGGTCAAGTTGATACTGCTCCAGCAAAAGAAATGCTCAAGCGCGTACAGGAGGATCGCTTCAAACGACTTCGCGAGCTTGGTTTTAGCGAAGAAGAAATTCAAGCCCTACATAGCCCTTCCACTGGAAGAGGAATGCCATCAAGAACTGTTGGTTCAGCAACCGACACTGGAAAAAGTTTCTTTGAAATAAAGCCCAAGGACTGGGATTCACTAGACCCTTATGAAAAAGAAGAAAAGCTTGCAACTGAATTAAAACCAGAAAATAGTGGATTAAACCATGAAGTCTGGGTTGCGCAAATGCAAAGAGTTTTTGACGAGCAAGTAGCGCTTGAAGATAGAAAAGAAAAAGAAAAACGCAGATCAAGCATGCCAAAAACCCCACGCGCAGAGAGGCAGGCTCCACAAGCAGAGGAGAAACCAGGAAAGGTGGTTAAGCGTCTAAGCAGAGATTTACCAAAGACAGAACAAGACGCAATGGAGATGAGAGCAAGCGACATAGATTCGCTCCAAAACGCTATCTCATACATTGAAAAACTTAACGAGCGCAATTCTCGCGGTAACAAAAAAGATCACGCAAAGCTCATGGATTCCCTGTCCATTGCCCTAGAAGATGACTTATCTCTTGACGGAATAACAGAGATGAGAGATGCAATCGAAAAGCACTCGGCAACGATGGACACCAGAAACCAAACACCGGCTGACAGAAACGTGCAGCGTGGAATAGACATACTTGATGGAAGGCTTGCTGCGCTTGACGCCTTCTACGCGAAGGATAAATTCATCGACAGGGGTTCAAGAGGAGAACTCGACGCCAGCGATGCATCAAGAATTGCATCGTCAGCAGACCCAGAAGTAGACGATCTTGGCCCTTCGGCAGTTGGTGGGTCGCTTGTACGTGGTGAGTCAAATGCCCCAAAACCACCAATTGAAGGCTTTGATTCAAAGAGGAAGATTGCTCAATCCTATCTGGATTCTTCAAAACGTAAAAAAATGGCACGTGGATTTGCTTCTACCCGAAATTCTGATTCAGAAAAAGCAGGAAGAACACAGATAAATGCCGAGGCAACCTGGTTCAAGCAGATAGAAGACTCATTACCAAAAGAGATAACCGCAGCACAAAAAGCTGGCGACAAACAAACTGCAGATTCACTTTCAATGTTGCAAACAATAATGAGGCGTCAAGAATCAGGCAAGACTGGTGCAAAAAGAACAAACGCTGGAGTCTTACTAACAACTCAAGAGGAAACAGACAAGATACTTGAGGCAGTAATGGCTGTTGTCGATAGGCAGGTTGAGACGGGCGGTTCTCGTGCAGAAATATTCGCACAACTAATGGACAAGATGGCACAGGCTGCAATGGGAACTTTTATAGACAAAACCACTGAACCTATTTCATCAAGAAACAAAAATTAAATTAAGTGTTAACAGTGTTTACTTATTTATCAATACTTCCAATGGAAACAGCCATATGGCGTATAATTTTACAACTGAAGTTTTACAAGCACGAATTTATGTTGTTCAACAACGAGCAATATTAAACAAGGAGCCACACAAAAATGAGTTACGACGAAAAAGCAGTTGTCAAGATTGACAGTGACGGAAATGTCACCAAATGCGCAAAGGGTCTTGGCTCTAGTGAGTGCGGCTTTGAAGCAGGAGCAAAGGTATGCGGCAAGTGCGGAGCTATGCCAGTACAGATAAAAGGCTCACCGCTTGAAGAAGAATTTAGAGGCAATCTAACTGATGGCATGCCAGAAGGCAGCTATGAGTATCACCCAGAAGATAAGCCGTTGAAGAAGAAGAAAAAGATTGTTGTTGCTGGACCAGACTACGCAGAAGGCGCAGAAGGTCAACCAATCGATGAGACCGACATGGCTGACGAGGAAGATGACTCAACGGCAGATACCGATGCAGATGAGGGTCAAGGCGGAATCGTAAAGCCAAGAAGACCTGCCGCTGGAGAGCAAGAGCTCGAAAAGGGTTTTGGCAAGGCAAAAAGAATTCTTCGCATGAAAGAGGGCGATGAAGAAATGCCAGAAGAAGATGACGCAGGAGATGAAGACATGATGCCTGCTTCCGACATGGAAAAAATGCGTAAAAGAAGACTCACAAGCATGGGCATGGATCTTGCCGCTGTAGGCAAGACTGCTTACCTATGCGCTATCGACCGCAAGGTTTATCCAGGTGGAGCAACCGTATGCGATGACTGCCCAGGCGGCTGCATGGCAGAAAAGGGCATGCCAGGATTACTTCATGTTGAAGGAATTGCCGAAGACATGTTTGACGGCAAGGTAATCGATTCTGGCTACTCATCTGATGCGGACATGTTTGTTGTTGACGTTCAGGTCAAAGACGGAAGAGCAGTTGAAATGTTTGTTGATGGAACAACCGCAGAGGTTCTCGGTTGGCACAAACTTGACAATGATTCATTTGAACAAAAATCAGCTTTCGAAAACATGATGGTAATTGACATGTCGGAGGCAGCACAGATTGCAGTTAAGTCAATCGAGGGCAATGTTGTTGCTGTTGAACCAGACGTGTTCGAAGGCTTTGACACATACGCTGTAGAGATTGAAGGCATCAACGGTAAGTCGTATGATGTTTTCGTTTCGCTCGACGGCGAAGTTATGGGTTACGACGTCTACGAACCAGAAGAAGCAGAAGATATCGAAGCTGAAGCTGCAGAAATTGCTCTCAAGAGAGCATTCAGTGAAGACATGAGAAACTCAATGGCAAAAGAAGGCACAGCCCTTCCTGATGGTTCTTTCCCTATCGCAACAAAAACAGATCTGGAAAATGCAATCCAGGCTTATGGTCGCGCCAGTGACAAAAAAGCAGCTAAACTGCACATAATGAAGCGCGCACAGGCTCTTGGTGCAGAATCACTTATTCCAACGTCATGGGTTGCAGGAGGACAAGATGGAGAATCAAAGTCAGCTGAATCTGATGACTTCATCGCATCGTTGCTTGAGTTTGAACTCATGTCCGCCGAAGTCGACGAACAAGAATAATAACTTTAAAGACGTTCTGAGAAGAAGGACCCGCCATGACGGGTAGGTTTAAACGCACACGCACGGTCACGTCAAAGCGTGCTGTCGACGATAGAAAAACTCGTCCTGACTTCAACGAGATTGCAAAGAACTTTACCTCGTCTTTGGAGATGCAGGTAAAATCCAATCAACTTGATTTAGATATGTCGATGAAGGCTGCTCCAAAACCAAAAAAATCAAAACCAGTAAAAGCTCCAAGAAAAAAACTTGGCAAATCCATATGGTCTGTTGGTGGTGTCCGCTTTAACAAGAATAGAAGAGGGATTCTTGGAATGCGCTTTAAGCCGTACGTGACTGCATCAGAGTTAAGAAGTCAATCCGATAGACCAAACATTGGCTGGGTAAATGCCCCAATCGGGCTATCTCCGGAAGCAGCAAGAAAACACTTAGCAAAAATTCACTTTGGTGATGGCAAGAAAAAAATAAATCTAAAGTACAGAGACATAAAAGCAGATCCAAGAACCGGAAGCGTTTCAGTAAAGTCTCTTGGTGACTCGCTTGATGAAATACAACCACTTGCCGGCGTTGGTGTTCGTGCTGCAGCTAGATCCGGAGTGATGGTTGATGCCGCAGGAAGATTTAGGTGCCCACCTGGTGTTCCTGCAGCAAACCAGTTTACTGACAAAATGGGCTCAAACTGTTTCGACATTACACCACAAAACAAAAGAAGAGTAATTGAAGAATCAATACAAAAAGCTGCAAGATCACTATCTCAAATACATATCGCAAATACAGTTGTTGATTCGCTTCCAGAAGATGCTCCCCAGGCGGCAGTAGAAGACGCTATTAGGGATTTAAACCTTCCAGAAGACGAAGCAAAAAACATTATAGAGATAGCCGCAAAACGAAAAGCCATTCTTGATGAGGTTGCACGAATTGAAGAATCCGCGTTAGAACAAATTAGAAAAACAGACCCAACTTTTACAGAACTTACAAGAAGCGCAAATGGTTTAACTTTTGATAACGACCCGTTAAAAATTGCAAAATCAGCGATACTCGCCATCCAGGAAGCAAACCCAGACATTGATTTGAGTGGGATACTTTGGACTGGTGTTGGTAGCAGGGCGGGAGTGACCCCCGCAGACTTGGAAGAAGCCATTGATGCTCACGTGATGGCCGTAGCGGATCATATTTGGGATCAGCTATTTGGCGAAACCGTAATGGGCAAAGATGGAATTCCAGTATTTAGGGATCTAACAAAGCAAGAGCTTAGTCGCAAAAACAAGATGATTCAATTTGCTCTCAACTTTGAGGGTAATACTGGTGGAACATTTGTAGGTGATAGCGGATTGTTTAATCGTGCATTAGCTGGATACCTCGCAAAAGAACAAGGTTTTTTATACGGAATGCTAGATATGGCAAACAGCAACCCAAACCTTTTTGCCAAGTTCTCCAAAATTGTTGCCCTTGGACCAGATAGCGATCCTGCTGATTTCGCCGAAGTTGAAGCCAAAGCATGGGTTGATGAAGCAGGAAATTTTGTTATGTACTGGAATCCAATGCTGCTCATGCGTCAGGGAAGAGGATACGGCAGACCGCTCATATCCGACGGAGAGTATCGCCTGTTTGAGCCAGCAGACGATTCAATCGACGCGATGGAGTCGGCAATCCTCAACGAAATAGCCGATGCCGCAGATTCTGACGCTAGGAGACTTGCAGTCAACAAGCTATTCAACCACAAGTACGACAAGGTTAAATCCGGAGAAGGATACCTAGGTGCTCTTGTTGACGAATTCGGCGGTGAACGAGCTCAGTCGATGTTCACAATATCACACGAAGTTGGCCATCACTTAACTTTCGATATAGCGATGGATGTTATAAATGGAACCGCTATTGATGGGGAGTTTGAAAACATAGAAGAAGCACTTTATGACGTGCTTTTTGATGGTGAGGTAACAGCATTGCTGCCAGACATTCTGGAAATGTTTGAAAACCAATCAACAAGAGACGTTATGAACGCACTTTCAGAGACAGGCTTGGGCGGGAAAATGCCGCTTGACTATATGTCTGATGTAAAAATGTTTGCACAGTTATCCGATGCCTTTGAAAAGGGTGGCGTTAACAAAATGCAGGAAGTATTAGATTCATTACATTCCTCTGGATTTATACAAGACGCAGAAATCGATACATGGCTTGATCGTTGCGAATCGCTAATAGCGGGAACGGATAAGGAAGCAACGCAGTTTATGAAAGATTGGAAAGTTCAGCAGCAAGCAGTTGTTGCTGAGTTGATTTCAGAACTCAGAGCTGCAAGACAATTTGGCCTCGTAGACGCAACGGACCCTGCTGTATCAAAAGCGCTACGAGCAATTGATATAAAAGAAGCAGAAATTGCTGCCAGTGATTCTGTAAAAAAATTAGCTAAAGAAGCAAAAGAGTCAACCGAGGACATTCGTGGAATGTCAAGCAGGAGACTGCAAAAAATATTTGAAAAGGCAAAAGAAGGAGACTACGACACGACTCCTGGTTGGCTGCTTGGCAAGACTCCAGAAGAGATGGCTGAAGCGCTAGTTCCAGACAGTGAAGAATCATTACTTTCCATCATGTCGTTTGCTATTTGGAAACAAAGACAACCAGATGAAAAAATGCGCAAGATGATGAAAAAGACGATTGACCTAGAATTCGGTGGAATGGAGAATATCGACTTTAGTCCTGAGTCTGTTGCGGAAATGAGAAAGCGAACTGCTCAAGCATTTAAGGATTTTCCTGAATTCTCAAGAGTGGTTCAAAGATTTGGCGCTCCACCTTTCCTGACAACAAAAGACATGTACTCAACAATAATTGGTGGAGAAATGGGAGTTCATGCCTTTTATGCTCCTGGGTCTAGGTCGATAATGCTCAATCCAGGAATCGCTGGGACATCTGGGCACGGTAAGGGGCAATTGATTTTTCAGCGACAAAAAAAAGGTTTTGATGATAATGGTTGGGCGGAATTAGTTGGCCACGTTGCAGAGAGTTCAGTAGATGACGTTTTTGGACCGACAGTTATTCACGAGTACGGACACTGGCTTAGCTGGATGGTCTCGTTTGCTGAAAGCGGCGACTATGCAGACATGAAAACATTACTTGATTCTGGCCTGGATGAAGAAACGATAAAATCTTTAATTGCCGAACATGGTAAAGATGGATTGTTTAATAGGTACAACATCAGTTACATTTCTGATTTGATTTACCAACTTTCGGATGAAGACATAAAGGTAAATAAGAAAAACGCCCAGGAAATAGCCCGTGACATTTTTGAATCCAACGACTTTGGGGCAGTAAAGGCAAATGCTGACGCCCTGTCAATTCCGTTGTCTTTAAGTAAGTATGGGCTCTATGGTGGAGCTCAGGAAAACTGGGCGGAAGGATTCACCGCTGTATTAACCAATAAAAAAGATTTAGTTAATGAAGCAATGGAGCAATCTGTTCTTCGTTTGATTGGTGATAGAAATGACATTGAGCGCTCAATATTTGCTGGATTCAATTCCCGTAGATCAAAGACCAGACCAGCTGAAATTGGTGATGTAAAAAAACGTTCTCTTTCTAGATTGATTAGAAATCGAAAAATGAACGAAGAAGAAATCGGTGCTGTTGTAGAACTCGAAAAAGCCAACGAGCTGATAAAAAATAATGAGCCACATGCGGCTCTTGCTATTTTGTCTGCAGAAGCATCAGAAGGTTCTGGTCCGGAAGTTCTCGATCAGGCTCTTGAGAAGATATCTACGGATGGTGCTTTGATTCCAAAAGAAGTAGAAAAACTTGAACGACTTACCAGGGCAATATCCGACTCTCCAAATGGAGCAAGCACCTCAGAGATATTTATGAGTGCAAAACGTGAAGCAGACCGTCTGGATGCCTCATTCAACCCACCTATTGAAACAGTCAAACAGGAAAGCATTGGCAGGGCAGTAGGGGAAATACGCGGTAACGCACCGCAAAGTAGAACCGAATCCATACTTGCCGAAGCTGAATCTATGGGCATAGATATTGATTTGTACGAAAACGCTAACGGTGAAAGAATAATGAGATTTTCGCCTATTAGCAGCTTTGAAATAAATGATTGGCTTGGTAATTTTTCTACACCATCAACAGATGAGGAAAAGGTTCTGTTTGAAAAAAGAACTGGGTTTTCATTTGATAGACGTGCCGAAATACTTAAGGAGCACGGGCTCAATGGCGGTTCAGAGTTTGATGCACTCCTCAAATACACAAGTCCAGAAGAAAGAAAATCATTTAGTGCGCGTCTCTATGTTGCAAGAGAGGTAGCTGTTGGTAGAGGAGACGAAGACAGGGTTGCCCAAATTGATGACTTCTTGGACGAAATCAATGCTATGACTCCGGATGAGTTTCAAACAGCTGTCATGGAAGCATCAAAACGCATGGACTCCCAATTTGACGGCAGAGTTTCGGTTGCTGTAAAAGATCCACTATCAATAATTAACGAAGGGAGATACCACACTGTTCACGACAGGGTATCGATGAAACGAACTGGTGCTCAATCCGTTAGCGAGGGAAGGAATGGTTTTGACCCTGACACCGTAGCAAGAATCAGACGTGGACACGAACAGACATTTTTGGGAATAGACGCAGAAGATCAAGGCGAAGAGGCGATGCGTATGCGACCAGCATCTGGATATGTGAGCGGGATAGCTCCGATTGATGCAAGAAGAAACAAACTCAAGGAAATGTACGGCGAAGACGTTGACATACAACACGACTATGCAGTTGGAAAAGATGCAACACAGTTAAGAGATAACGGCGGTCTTGATGGAAGAGCTGGCCTAAAAGCTTACGGTGGATCCACAATAATTCTTAAACCTGAAGTTTCTGAACGTTCGTTAGTTTTTAAGGGTGACAGCATTAGTGATCAGGGCACCTATTCTCCGGCTATGCGCCTTTCGACAATGGGTGAAAAAGAATTGCAGTCACAGTACTTCAATCCGATGTCGATACTCTACCAAGATCGGACTGGTGACACCTCAGGGATAGCATCACCATCACTAAATACAGGAACTCCATACTCTGAGGCAATGGTCCTTGGATCATTTGAACCACAGGATATTGAAGCTATTGTTTCTGATCCATTCTCCTTGAGGGAGGATAGTAATTTTGGGACCATGAATATGGCTGGTGTCAACCCAAAATCCGATCAAAATCTTACGTCAATTATTTCTGCTGCAAAGACTCGTGACAAGTTTTCAAATTCAGACATTGATGTCGTAATAGATTCAGGATATTTTCCACTTGATGAAGTAGAACCATTCAACTCAAGCATGACGAGGACTTGGGTTGAGAGACAGATATCAAATGGAATCTGGAAAGATGTTTCGCCAAGTGATGTAATAGAAGATGAAACCACAACTCCCTACGAAGCATTGCTCAAATATCATCGTTTGGGTAAAGCAAACACAATTTTTGATCATCCAGATAATGAGCCTGGAAATAAAGCAAAGAACGCCCAGAACCTTGTTTCGATGATTGACGAAGAACTAGCGCGAGTCAAGAGCGCAAAACAAACAGTTTCAGATGACGCCGACATAAGAAAAGCAGCAGGTTTTGCTTCAAGAAGAACACCACTTCGTGACGTATTGGCAAAAGATGGGTTCGTGCCAACAACAAGACAGGGTACGGTTAGGCACTTACTTGGTTCAAGAAGTTCTCTTCTTGATTCTCTTGGTGAATCAGAACGGGTAGCAGTAATAGAGGCCACCAGAGATATGTCTTCTGTGTCAATACCATCGACACTAGACGATCTAAAAAAGATGATAGACAACTCAGTTAAAACTAAAAAATATGGCGAAAATTATAAAGTTGAAGAAGGTATAAAAAATAGAGAACTGGCATCAATAATTAACGAATTAATAGTGCCTTTCAACAATGTAGTCTCAAGAACAGAACTTGGGCAACCGTATAGAACACAGATGAACTTAAGAGTTTCCCCGGAGACTGGAATAAACCTTGCAGAAGGAGACATAATAGATATTCCAAATCATTTTAGATCTGATGTTCTATCGTCTGATTCTACCGTGATGAATTCTGCTGCAGGTTTCTCATCAAGAAGAAGATTTATTCCACGAGATCAATGGATTGAGCAACAGCGCGCTGGCGGCATGCATCGTGACTCTAACGGAACTTATTGGAGAATGACAGGATCTGGAATCTGGACCGAATGGGACGAACCTGTTGATGATGAGCCACGGTATCAGCAGAGACGGAGGCCAACGGTAAAAGCACCAGAGGACTCAACCGACCTAATACGTGATGCACGTCAAGTGGATAACGATTTTGTTCGCTCTGTTGTCGGTCAGTTTGATGACAGGGGAAGCCTAACGACTAAACAGTGGGACGCCCTAAGAAGGACAGTCAATCGTGATCGCAAAATGAACCCCGAAAAATTTGCGGCTACGGCAGCAGACGTTACAGATGGATTGCCAAAATCACCAGAAGAACTAGCTCCCATCGGAAAAGATGGTTCGGCAAAGATAATAATTATTGCACACGAAACCGACAAGGGCATACCTGATGTTGTTGGTGATAAACCAGAGGTACATACAACCGCCATAACGATGCCGCCAACAAAATTAAAAGTAGAGCACATAGGCGAAGACGGAACAGTTTATGTTTCGGTTGCAGAACAGAACCATGTTGACCCAATAGACAAGATTTCCGATCTTCTTGAACAAACAGGAGAGAACTTGGATGAGTCTAAAAAAACCGAAGTTGCCTTAGCAAAAACGACTGTTCAACAACATAAGAAACAACGACTTAGGGGATTTTCCTCATCCAGGGAAAGATTTAAGTCAAGCAAAACCGGTTTTCCTAAATACAAAGAGGAAGCAGCATCATTCAGACGAGCTGAAGATGTGGTTACAGCAAGGGACATGCAGCCAGAATCAAAAGAGACACGGAGAATACTGCAGGGCTTAGAGAGTTCAGGAGCAACATTTGCCCAACCAGTTTCAAAAGAATATCTTGATATTGAAGATAAAAATGGTTTTGGTCGTGGATCAATACCTTATGAGAGAAGAGTTGATTCACATAAGAGGTCAACATTTAACATGTTTGATGCAATTAGAGCTAGATCAGGTGGCAAGGAGTTTTACACCAGCGAAGAAAACGCATATGGTTCTAGAGACTTTTCCTCTGGTGACCCAGCAAATGTTGAATTAGCAAAGCAGTCTTTAATGCGGATGGCAACCGATCGCCAGATTGATCTCAACAATCTTTTTGAAACTTTGCCTCAATCGGTTGTTGATCACATCAATTCTCGCACCAACGACGAGTTAATGGATGACCTTAAATCCGCAGCAAAGCAGTTCAACGAAGGTCTCGATAGGAGGGTAAGAGTTCGCGTTAAGTCGCCTTACTTGAGGAAATTTGCTGAATCTGGTGAATACAAGACAACCCATGACGCTGGCATAATTTCTGAACATTCAGCTGCTTTTGGCAGAAAGAGTGCAGAAGTACAATTCGGAATACCCTCAAGTACTCCAGACGAATTAAGACCTGCTAGCGGATACGTATTGCACAGGGATTCAATAGCAGCGGTAGAGGAGCATGCAAGATTAAAGATAGCCGAACGTGGAGATGATGCAATATTGGGTGAATTTTTTGATTGGGATAGCTACTCTGCGTCAAGTGATTTTGACAATAGAGTTGGTATCTATGGTGGAATCGAGATACTCCTAAATGATGACGTTGCTCACAGAACTGCTATAACCGGTGGAGATAGTCTTAATGGGTGGCACAGCCCGTCAATGCTTGGAGAATCGGATCCAGAAAAGATGTTGATGTCAC